AGCTTATAACATTGACCAACACAACTTGGCTGGACTTCATAACGTAGGATTATTAAAGAATGGTTGTACTCCATCTGCTATGTTGAAGTTCCAACCTAAAGATGAAACTGGTATGTCGGCAACACTTACAGACGACCAGAGAGCCATGATATTAGAAGATTTAGAGTTTAGATTTAGAGGTAGTAATAACTCAGGAAGACCAATGTTATTAGAGGGTGATTTTGATTACGTGCAAATGGGCTTAAATCCTAAAGACATGGATTTTCTTGAATTAATGAATATGTCAGCCAGAGAAATTGCATTGTGTTTTGGTGTTCCAGCGCAATTAGTTGGTATTGCTGACCAGACTTATGCGAATGTCGCAGAAGCTAGATTATCCTTATATGAGGAAACCATAATCCCATTATTAGATAGAATTCAATCAGACTTAAACGAATGGCTAGTGCCGTTATATGATGGTGATTTAAGAATTGTTTACGATATAGATTCTATTCCAGCTATGGCAGAGAAGCGTAAGCAGATATTTGCTAATGTTACTCAAGGCGTTCAGCAAGGTATTTTAACTAGGAACGAAGCCAGAGAAAGACTAGGATTAGAGCCGATAGATGGTGGTGATAGTTTATTAGTACCATCAAACTTATTCCCATTAGGTGAAGTAGATGATACTGCTCCAGACGAAGATAATGATATGCCAGTAGATTCTGAAGGGAATGAAAAATATGATGATACATATGAAATGCTTTACGGTGAGAAAGAGGAAAATCTAGACGAATATCCAGACGGAGAAGATGTCGACCCAAAGTTACCTAGTGCCTACCGTTTAGGCACAGCACAAAAAAATTGCGGTAACTGTATCCATTACGAAAACAAATATTGTGATTTCTTTGACGCAGAAGTCAGAGCAGAATATTTATGTAATGCTTGGGCTGGAGAAGAAGAAAAAGCATTAGATGATTTAGATTTAACTGCTACTGCTGGAATGAAAGAAGAAGCAAGACGTGGTTTAGATTGGAGAAAAGAATTTAACAGAGGTGGAACACAGGTAGGCGTCGCTAGAGCCAATCAAATTGTAAGCGGTGAAAGAATGTCGCCAAGTACCGTTCTTAGAATGTATTCATTTTTCTCAAGGCATGAAGTAGATAAGCAAGGTCAAGGATTTAGACAAGGGCAAGATGGATATCCTAGTGCTGGAAGAATTGCTTGGGCTTTATGGGGTGGAGATGCTGGATTCAGTTGGTCAACTAAGAAAAGAAATCAGATTATGGCAGAACGAGAAAAGTCATATGATGATATGGAACTTAAAGTTGCTGGATTATCTAAGACAGTAGAAAAGGCTCTACAAGGTAAGGTTGACGAACACAATGATAAGTATGGAGATAAGAAAGGTAAGAGGGTAACTGTTGGTATGCTTGGAAAAGTTTTTAAACGTGGTGTAGGAGCATATAGAACTAACCCATCAAGTGTTAGACCAAGTGTAAGGTCAGAAGACCAATGGGCTTATGCTAGAGTCAATGCTTTCTTGGTTGCTGTTAGAACAGGTAAATTTAGAGGTGGTAAGTTCGATTTAGACTTATTACCGAAAGACCACCCATTATCTTCAAAGGATTAAATTATGTTTAAATTTGGCAAAGGCTCACTAGAAAAATTAGAAACAGTTCACCCAGACTTAAAATTAGTTATGAATGAAGTTATTAAGCTGACACCGATTGATTTTGGTATTACAGAGGGCATGAGAAGCCTAGAAAGAGCCGAACAACTTAAAGCTGATGGATTGAGCAAGGTTGGCTCTAAATCGCTTCATTGTCAGGGTAAGGCTGTAGACATTGTTTGCTATGATAATGGCAAAGTTACATGGGAGTTAGAATATTATGAAGCTGTTGCTGGGGTTGTTGGGGAAGTTTGCGAAATTTTGGATATTAAAATAAGATGGGGTGGAAGCTGGGTAACAGGAGATTTCAAACTGAATAGGGATATGAATTTTATTGACGCAGTTCATTTTGAAATAATTGAGTAGATGTCAAAAATCAGGATTAATAGGCGTAAGGACTACAAAGAGCAATTAAAGTTATATCTTAATCTTTCTAAAAGTCTTAATGCTAAGACTAAAAAATTATTTAAAAAAACAGCCAGACAAGCAGAAAAAGAATATCTTAAATATGAGGATATGTATTATTTCTTTCTGGAAGATTTTTCTAATGATTTTTATAAGATATTATCTAATCATTACAGGGCAGTTATTACAGCGTCAGGTGAAAGACTGATAAAGCAACGAGAAAAGAAAGCAGAAAGTGAGATTGATATAGCAGTAGCGAAATATATCAATGACGTAACAGCAACGAAGGTAACTGAGGTATCTGAAACCACCAAGCAAAGCATTAGAAGGTCAATTAAGAAAGGTATTGCTGATGGGCAGTCCATTCCTACCATATCCAAAGATATACGCCAAAATAACGCATTTAAGCCCTATAGAGCCACTATGATTGCTAGGACTGAAACTCATTCTGCTATGAACTATGGTAATGATGAGATATCCAAGACATTAGGATTTAAAGACCCAGTCAAGGAATGGAATAGTGCTTTAGATGACAGGACTAGACAATGGCATAGGGCTATGAATGGAACAGTAGTTAAGCAAGATGAAATGTTTAAAGTTATGACGCCTATTGCTGGTGGTGGGTTTACTGAAAGAAGAATGAACTACACAGGAGATTATCAGAATGGCGGTGCTTTGAATGTTATTAATTGCAGATGTTTTACGTTGCGATATGATTCAGAAGATGAAGTGATTGGAGCTACACCGAAGCCAGTCAGTCCTGTAGTGCCAGAAGTGCCAACAGAGAATCCAATACCAGAAGGAACACCATTAAGCATAGGAGTTAATCCAACATCATTTACAGCAAGAATAGCTGGGTCAAAACTTGTCATTGAAGATAAGAAGCAATCATTAAAAGAAATCAAAACTAAAATCAAAAATAATGAAGAAAACTTTGATTACAATAGAATGGATAATAAGTGGAATTGGCTAGATAAAAACTCTGGAAAAGTTACTCCACAAATAAATAAATATTCTGCTAGAGATTTAACTGAACTAAATGTGGTTATTGATGAATTAGACCAATTAGCAGACTTCTATAAAATATCACGCATAAGAGGTATAACTTCTGTAAGAGGGAACGGAACAGCAAATATGGGTGGTGGTGTTATGGGAATTAAAAAAGACTATTATGATAATGGAGAAGATACAAAATTTTTAATGTATAAAAAGAAATTTATGATTGATGACCTTAAAAAAAATCACACAGAATGGGCTAATCAAAATGTTGACTTTGCAGAGTTGTCAAAATATAAGATTGGCAAGACAAAATTTTATTCAAAAAATAATCCAAGCAAAAGAGAAAGAAATAAAGGTAAAGTTTATCACGGAGTAAGTGATTATGAGATACCAGCAGATTTAGATAAATATGGAGATGTGATTCCAGAGAACATTTTAAACGATATGAGTATGGCTCAAAAAAGGTCAGTTTCTTATCATGAATTTGGACATCATGTTCATCAATCGTTAGAGACAACAGGCTTAGATTCTGTTACTGAACAGAAGTTGGCTGATTTTTATGTAAAAGCTGTAAATTCAAAAAAACAAAGAGATTTATTAGCACAAGGTAAAACAAGTTTATATCCTTCAAGATATTCACAGGCTAATAGCAAGGAATGGTTTGCTGAAAACTTTAGTGCTTATCACATGGGAAGAAATGATATAGTAAGCCCAGAATGGTTAGAGTTTTATAAAACTGAAATATTGCCAAATATTAAATAATTAATCTAAAAAATTTGCGTTACCTACATCTGCAACAACTTCACTAATTCTTATACTCAATCCTTCATATAACATATCAAATTCTAATTTCTCAAAATCTTCAAAGTCATCATAAGGAATAGCCATGAACTTATCATAGTCTTTTTTTGTAAGATTGCCTTTCTTGCCTAATATGTCAGAAGCAATAAGGTAATAATCATCATATGTCTTAGCCATAACTTTGCTCATTTTTAGTTAATCTCAACCAATAATTATAATCTTTTTGCAATTAATTGTATATTTTTTTTATAGTCTATATAAATCAAACACTTATAACTACATTTATTTTATATATATACTTTACATATATATAATAATTATATATAGTATGTATATAAGTTAATAACAACTTATATAAAAACTTAAACAGGAGCAAGAAAATGGAAGATTACAGAACACAATTAGAAAACAAAATGGTTTTATTGTCTAAATTGAAAGCAGACGCAATTAAAGAGAGAAAAAGAGTTATTCATATATCAGAAAGAGTTGCCGAACTAGACAGGATGATAAATATTTATCGAAAAGAAACTGCGTTTACTTTTAATCAACTTACAAAAGTATAATTTTAACAGGGAGCAGAAATGCTCCCACAACATTAGGAGAACGAAATGAAAAACATTGAAATAGCAAGAGCAAAAATACTTAACGATATGCAAAGAGAAGTTCGCAATATTATTTATGAAGATGATATTAAGAACGCCCAAAAAAGAGATGAAGTTATAGCTTACTTTAAAGAAGCTATGAAACTTAATAATAGATGGGATATTTTTGATTCTGGTGAGTATGAAGCCAACTTTGATATGGATGAACTTAGAATAAATCCAGAGTATAAAACTCAAAGAATGCGTGAAGTAAATCTTAAAAGAAGAATGGCTAGACACAAAGATAAGCCATATTCAGAGGTAGACTTAAGCAAAGATAAATTTTATATAAATTGGAACTAAAGTTCTCACTTATTAGGAGATATAATATGATAGATAAACACAATCAAAATGAAGAATATATGACAGGCTGTGAAATAGTTCTAAGTACGTTAATGTTTAGTATGATAATCGGTTTAACATATTTTATATTACTGCTAGAATAAAATTTTCATACTTGCTACCTTTTTGGGGAGTTTAACAGCTCCCTTTTTTTTGCTTGTGTATAAGGTTAATTTGTTGCTAGAATAGAATAACTTTTACTTGACAGGGAATTTGAGTTATGTCTGAAGAAAATCTAGAGATTGTAAATGATATTCTAGACTTAGAATGTGATTACAAAGAATTAGATGCTGATGATGATGGAACTTTTGAAGGCTATGCGTCAGTATTCAACAATAAGGATTTAGGGAATGATGTTATCAAACAAGGTGCATTTTCTGAATCAATCAAAGGCAAGAAACCAAAACAAATAAAACTTCTATATCAACATAAGACAGATGAACCTATTGGTGTCATTGATTCTTTAGTTGAGGATACTAGAGGTTTAAAGATTAAAGGTAGACTTGCTATGGGAACACAAAAAGGTAAGGAAGTATTTGAGCTAATGAAAATGGGTGCATTAGATTCTATGTCAATTGGATATAGATTATCCCCAGACGATTACAAATACAGCGACAAGTTAAAGAAAAGAACAATTACGAATTTGGACTTAATGGAAATATCAATGGTTACGTTTCCAATGAATCCAAAAGCTAAGATTACGAAAGTGAAATTAGCTGAAATGAATGTAAGGGAAATAGAACATTACTTGCGTGATGTGGGCTTAATGTCTAGTTCTGTTGCAAAACAAAGTGCTAATGTATTATACAAGTCATTTAACCATGAGGTTGATGAGCAACGTGATGTTGTGAATAGTATTAAGCATTTAATTGAAACAATTAAACATTAAGGAGTTTATTATGAGTGATGAAATTAAATCTGTAATAGACAACTTGAATTCAACTTTTGAAGATTTTAAAAGTGAGAACTCAAAACGTCTAGACGAGATTGAAAAGAAAGGCTCTGCTGACCCTATCCTTGAAGAAAAAGTAGACAAGATGGCTGATGACATTTCTAAAATGGCTGAAACCAAACAAGCTATTGAACTTCAAGCTAAGAACTTAGCAGAAGCACAAGCGAAATTAGATAACTTGGAAACAGTTATTGGAAGACCTAATACTGGCGAAACAAAAGATGTTGACATTCAAATGAAAGCATTTGGCGATTGGCTAAGAAAAGGTGAAGTTGATGAAATGGAGAAGAAAGCACTTTATGAGTCTGATGACACATTAGGTGGTTTTTATGCTCCAGCAGAATACGTTGCTGATTTAATCAAAGGCGTAACTGAAATTTCTCCAATCCGTTCTATTGCTAGAGTTAGAAGTACATCTAACAGAGGGATTGAGATTCCAAAAAGAACTGGTCAATTTTCTGCACAATTTGTTGCTGAAACAGGTACACGTTCTGAAACAACTGGTTACACAACAGGCTTAATGCAAATTGACGCACATGAGCTTTATGCTTTAGTTGATATTTCACAAGCTATGTTAGAAGATTCTGCTTTTGATTTAGAAAGCGAAATGTCTACAGAGTTTGGTGAGCAGTTTGCGAAAGCTGAAGGTACTGCATTTGTAACTGGTAATGGTGTAGGTAGACCACAAGGTTTTACTGATACATCTGCTGGAGTTGGTACAACTAATTCTGGAAGTGGAACAGCTTTAACTGCAAATGGTTTAGTTGACCTTACAATGGCTATCAAGTCTGACTATATGGCGAATGCAAGCTTTGTGATGAATAGAGCTACTTTTGCTGATGTATTAAAGTTAGAAGATACAGAAGGTCAAAAAATATTTGTTAACGCTATGAGCTATGTTGGTGGAACACCAGCAACAATCTTAGGTAAGCCATATATTTTAGCTGAAGATATGCCAGATGTTGGTGGCTCTGCTAAACCTATCGCTTACGGAGATTTCTCTAGAGCATACACTATTGTAGACAGAGTTAATCTTTCAGTAATGAGAGACCCATACTCACAAGCTACAAGTGGAAATATACGTTATGTTGCCAGACGTAGAGTTGGCGGTGCTGTAGTTCTTGCGGAAGCAATTAGACTACAAAACATTTCTGCATAAGGGAGATTATTATG